ATGATGATTTTGAGATTAATTTCTCATCACCACTCACAGAAGCAGAAGTAAAAGGTGCCGTTCAAATCCTTTGGGAACAGTTTGGAGGTACTGTTAACGAGAAAGGCTACAAAGAGCTTGACAGTCACGTTGGATTGATTTATGGTGACTCTATTACTCTTGAGCGTTGCAGAGCAATCTGCGAACGGCTGAAGCAGAAAGGTTTTAGCTCAGGCAATGTAGTCTTTGGTGTAGGTTCATATACTTATCAGATGATCACTCGTGACACATTTGGTATGGCTATGAAGGCAACTTACTGTGAAATCAACGGTGAAGGTCGAGAAATCTTCAAAGACCCTGTAACCGACGATGGAATTAAGAAGTCTGCTACTGGTCTGTTGATGGTTAAATCTGAGGACGAGACTTACAAACTCCTTGACAGAGTTAGCTGGTCTGATGTAAACTCAGATAAGAACGAATTGAAAGTAGTTTTTGAAGATGGTAATATCAAACGTCGTCAAACACTGTCTGATATTCGTGACAGAGTTTCTAAGTCATTTTAAGTAAGGAGTAAAATGAGTCAACAAGAAGGTGTAACATTTAAGACACACCTTCCCTGCCCACACGAGGGTTGCGGTTCATCCGATGCCGTGACCCTCTATAAAAAATTCGATAAAAAAGACCGAGAATATCTCGACGGGTTCTGCTTCTCATGCCATAAGGTAGTGAGTTCAAAACTTGTCGAGACCTTTTATGGTGAAGATTTTGAAGGGGAAGGTTATGAAAGTAACGAAGATGATTGGGAGGTCACAGAAGAAGTGGTAGATGAATTAGAAGCTGTACTTGAACTTTCTATTCGTGGTGATCGAAGAAGAAAGCTTAAGAAACCCATCAATGAACTTTATCAAGTTCGAACAGAGTTAGACCCATCCGGTAAGCCTATTAAACGTTACTACCCTGTAACAGAGGAAGGGGAGATTGTTGGGTATAAGATTAGGAACCTAACCGTTCCAAAGAAAGACCCTAAACATTTTCGTTCTATTGGTAAAGTAAAAAACAGTTGTGAAATGTTTGGTCAAAGCCTTTATCCTAAAGGTGGTAAATTCTTGATCATTGTAGGTGGTGAAGAAGACGCTCTGGCAATGAAGCAAACTATGATTGCAAAGAATCCTAAGTTTGACACACCAGTTGTGTCTCCGGTAACCGGGGAACCATCGACAGATAAACAGGTCAAAGAAAACTATGATTGGGTAACTTCTTTTGAAAAAGTTATCATCATGCTTGACAATGATAAGGCAGGTCAGGAAGCTGCACAGAAGGTAGCTAAGCTACTTAAGCCGGGACAAGCCCATATTGCAGACCTAAGACTGAATGACCCTTGTGATTATGTTAAGGATGAATTGGAAGATGAACTGTACAATGCTTTCTGGAAAGCTGCACAGCACGGTAAGTATACACCTGCTGGTGTTGTAGGTAGTAGTCAAACCTATGATGCTCTTATGGAAAGAGCTAATTGGGTAAAACTGCCACTACCACATTTCGCAAGTAGATTACAACAGATGATGAACGGTGGTTTTGCTTTTGGGGAAATCATCAATATCGTTGCGGCAAGTTCCGTAGGTAAAACTACAGTTGTTAACGAGTTTCTTTATCATTTCGTTTTCAATTCAACACACAAGATTGGTGTAATCCCTCTTGAGAGTGATATGGGGGAATTGATTGAGAACCTAATGAGTGTGCATCTGAATGTTAAGCTTGCTAACATGGATGACGAAGAAAAGCGTGAATTTTATCAGACAGAGAAATTCAAGAAAGCTTACCATGAATTGACTACTTTGCCAAATGGTGAAGACAGGTTCATCATCCTAGACCACCAAGGTGATGTTTGTGATGAAGACTTGAAAAACAAGATTGAGTACATGGTACGTGGTTGTGACTGTAAAGGCATCATCCTAGACCCTCTGACACTCGCTCTGAGCGGAAAACAGAACGAAGGTATGGATGAGTTTATGTCATGGCTACTACGCTTTGTGAAGCGTGAGAAGATCATTCACATTAACGTAGCTCACGTTCGTAAGAGTGGTTCAGGAGCTAAGGCTAACTCTACTGGTGCTGATATTCACGAAGAAGACATTAAAGGTTCAGGCTCTATTTTCCAAGTTGGTATGATCAATATCCTACTAATGCGTGATAAAGAGAACCCTGACGAAAGAGTTAGAAACACAACCAAAGTTGTTGTAAGTAAAGCACGTAGAACTGGTAACACTGGCCCTGCTGGTTGGTGGTTCTATAATAACCAAACTTCAAGACTTGAGGAAGGATTTGACCCTGAGGGTGATTATTCAGAAGATGAAGAAGACTTTGGTGTTCTTGGTGCTTACACCCAAGAAAATTTAGATGATGTAGACGCTACCTATTAATTTAGGTAGCTGATATATCTGAACACGACTAGAGAAACTAGGGAGTTAGTAAGATGGAAATAGTATTTGATGTAGAGGCTACAGGTCTTTTAGACTATACAAGCCTAGATTACAGTCAATACCCTTTTAAGCTTAAGCCAACATTTGCTGTTCATTGTATTGTCGCTAAAGACTTGAAAGGAATGTTGTACAAGTTTACACCGGAGAACCTTTGGGATTTCCCTGAGTTCTTTAAGAAGTGTACGAAGGTTATTGGACATAATATCATTGACTATGACTTGCTTGTTATTGAGCTTGTCTTTGGCTTGAAGTTCGATGTTGACCCTTTCCGAATTGACGGTAAGGAAGTTGAGATTTGTGATACGCTTGTTTTGAGCAAGCTATTGAATCCAGACCGCATGGGTGGCCATGGTCTTGAAGCTTGGGGTGACCGACTGTCATTCCCTAAAGACGACTTTGGTAAACAAACAGATTGGTCTGAATACTCTGAGAGAATGCTTAAATACTGTGTTCAGGACGTTAACTTGAACCATGAAGTTTACAAGCATTTGATTATTCAAGAGTGGCGTAATTGGAATTGGAGTGAAGCTTTCTGGCTTGAGCAAACTATCCGGTATTATGTGACTATTCAAAGTCACTTTGGCTTCAATTTCAATATTGAGCTTGCTGAGTGGTGTGTTGAAGATTTAGATAAGAAGATGCTAGAGATTGAACAGAAGATCGAACCTCTGCTTCCACCAAAACCTATGACTAAGACCACAGCCAAGCGTTATGTACCTCCTAAAATCCAGACAAAGAAAAATGGTGAACTTTCAAGCCATATGATCAACTTCATTGAAAGGCATGGGTTGGAGTGTGAAAGGGATGATTACGATGACTGGATTGTAAAAGGTTTTGGAAAAGTCTGGCAATTGCCTATGGCTCAGGAACCTATTCTGGAAACAGAGCCTATGAAGCTTGCTGATCAAGATGCTATTAAGCAATACTTGATCAAGTCTGGTTGGGAGCCTACAGCTTGGAAAGAAAAGGACTTAACTGTTAACTCAGATAAGCGTAAACACTCTTTCGTTAAATACCGAGAAGCTTGCGATAGGTATATTGAGCAAACACTTAACAGCGAGTATATGACTGCTCGTTTGAAGCATCTAAAAATTGATGTAAGCAAGTTAAAAAGTAAGTTGATGAAACACGACAGAGATAAGCCTTTACGTGTTCTATCAACACCGTCTCTGACTGTTGGCACAGATAAACAAATCTGTCCAAACCTTGTAGAGCTTGGTGAGAAGTTTGATTGGATTGGTGATCTGGTTCTCTGGTTGACTTATAGACATAGACGTAATGCTGTTAAGTCTGAGAAAGGTACAGGATGGTTGAACAATGAACGTATATATCTTGATGGTCGTATATCAACACCGGCTGATACCGCTGGTACGAACACATTCAGATATACACATAAAGATGTTGCCAACGTACCTAGGGTATCTAGCACATACGGTGAGTATATTCGTGCATTGTTTGGAGTCCCTAAAGGGCAATATCAGATTGGTTCGGACGCTGCCGGACTAGAGGCTAGGGTTGAGGCTCACTTCACTAAGCAATTTGAAGGTGGTGAGGAATACGCTACAGCTTTGATTTCTGAGAAGCCTAACGATATTCACACAGTTAACGCTAAGAAGATGGGTGTAGACCGAGATACAGCCAAGACTCTAAAATATGCCACAACTTACGGGGCTCAGGTTAAGAAAATCGCTAAGACTCTCGGTTGTAGTATTGCTGAAGCTGAGAAAATCTTCGAAGACTTTTGGGATGCTTCTTTGCCTCTCAAGATTCTTAAAGAACGTGTAGCAACTTACTGGAAGACTAAAGGACGTAAAGTATTCATCAAGGGTATCGACGGTCGTAAACTTATGACTCGCTCAGAACACTCCCTGTTGAACGTTCTGTTCCAAAGTACAGGCGCTATCGTAATGAAGCGTCAGATGGTCTTGTATATGCGTAAACTTCGTGAGAAGGGTTTGTATAGCAATCCTTTCCGTGACTCTGAGATTAAAGCCTCTCAGATGATGCATTACCACGACGAGACTCAGTGGCAGGTAAGTCCTGAACTTGTTGATATTTATGAGTTTGATACAGAAGACGAGGCTAAGGCTTTCACTCTTGAAGGTAAAGTCCTCAGTAACGTACATAAAGTAGGTGACAAATACCAACGTGGTTGGTCAATCGTTGGTCAGACGTTTGCTGAGACTATGGAAGAAGCAGGGGAATACTACAACTTCCGTGTCAAGTTGGCTGCTGACTATGATTTAGGGACTACGTGGGCTCAATGTCATTAAAATGATTAAAAATTTTTATCGTGGGGGTTGACACCGATAGATTCTCACGATAATATATCAATACAGTGTGGAAACAATAGGAGGAAAACACTATGGCAGGAAAAACAGGTCGTAACGGTAACGCTCAAAAGAACTACTACGGTTCTTACCCGAGCAAAGCTGCAAAGAATCGCAAGGCAAGGCTTGAGCGCCACAGCAAGCGCCATCCAAACGATAAGCAAGGGGGTAGCACTGCCTACCGTCTGAAAAAGCCTGAGAACGTCTCTGGCTGGCTTACACCGGAAATGGATGACAAGCTTACACCAGTTCAAACGACTCCGATCACAGTAACTAGGGAAGATGGTCGTAAAGAAACTATCATTCCTGAGTGTGCGGAATCACTGAAGAACATGACTAAATCTGAGAGAAAGCGTTTTGCTCAACTCTACGCAAGGGCGCGAAAAGTCCAAAGTCATGCAACCATGTATGGTAAACCTAAAGGCAAATCTAAAAAGCCGAAATCTAAGTAATAGCAAAATTAAATAGCAAATAGGAGAATAGCAAATTATGGCAGTATTGAAAGATGTAGTTCTGGCTTATGTAAAAGTACAACAACCCGCTCAGAAATACCAAACTGAGGGGCCACAAAATACCGAGTGGACTGTTGACTGTGTTCTGAGTGAGAAAGAAGCGAAAGCTTGGAAGAAGCAGTTTAAGAAACAACCTCCAAAAGAGTTTGATAACGATGAGTTTAAGGAGATTTTCAAAATTGACCCTCCTTATCCTGAGCAAGATGAACAGTTTGTTGTGAAGATCAAGAAAGACACTCACTACAAAGACAAAGAAACTGGTCGTCTAAAACCTTTTGACCCTAAATACCGTGTCAAGGTTTTTGAGAAGATTGGTGAGAAAGATGGTAAGCCGCTTCTGGCAGACATTACTAAGAAAAAACTGGTAAGTAATGGTTCTGTTGGTTGTGTCATGTACGATGTGATTTCAAACTCATACGGAACATTTGCAAAACTTAAAGCAGTCCGTGTTGATGAATTGATTGAGTATCAAGCTGCCGATAGTGTTGACGAACTTGGTGAAGTTGTTGACGCAGAAGACTACAGTGTAGATGAAAGTCAAGACACTGGTGGTGATGAAGACTTCGGTGCAGATGCAGGTGACGACGATGACGCTCCGTTCGACCCTGATGATTCTGATTACTAAAATTCACTAAGATATTGGGGCGGCCTTGTGCTGCCCCTTTCTTTTTGTACAGGAGAAAATATGCTAGATACTGTAGCAATTGATGGTGATATTCTTGTGTATCGTTCTGCCTGTGTAGCTCAACACGTTTTTTACGATGTTTATGAAGATGGTGAGTTTACAGGAGAGACTTTTGAATATGCAAAAGAGGCTAAAGGATACTTAGAAGATCAATCAGAATTCTTTATGATTGACACCACATTATATGAAATTAAACCTAGACCTGAAATCTTTGAACTTGAAGAAGCCTTAAATGCTTTCGACTTGCAGATTAAAGCGATTAAAAATAAACTCAAGGCTAAGAATTACAAGATTTATTTGACAGGTAAGAATAACTATAGAGCAGATGTAGCCACTGTTCTGAAATACAAAGGTAATCGTGAAGATGTTAGTAAACCTCACTGGTTTTATCATGTAAGAGATTACGCTATTAAGACGCATGGAGCTATTGTTGTTGATGGTAATGAAGCAGATGATGCATGTTCGGTAATTGCTTTTAGAGGCTATCTTGCTAATCCGAAGGAGCCTACTACAGTTTGTGTGTCTATCGATAAAGACCTTAGAAACACTCCCGGCTACCACTTCAACTTGGATAAAAGCACTGAGCCTGAGCTTGTCACCATGGACGAGGCTAACCGTGGGTTTTACGAACAACTTCTGAAAGGTGATAAGACTGTCGATAACATTCCCGGTTGTGAAGGATTGTCTAAAGCCGTTGCTGCTAAATACAAGGTGCGTAAGAATGCAACTATTGGTGAGAAAGGTGCTGCTGCACTCCTAGCCGACTGTACGACTCCTAGGGAGCTGTATGAACGCTGTTATGAAGTCTACCATGCTTGGTATTCTGAGCAGGAAGGTTGGAATCCAGAAACAGAAACTTACAAGTACATTGGTTGGAACGGTAAGGAATACAATAAAACTATCGATGAATTGATTAAAGAGCAAGCTGACTTACTCCACATGCAGAGAATAAAGGGGGATAGATGGCAACCACCGAAGAAAGAATAAGGGAAAAACATCGTGTGTAAAACATTAAAGATAGAATGTCCTTTAGTGATACTACTCCCTAGGAAAACTAAAGAACCTAAGAAGTTCAGATTAAATTTGAATTATGTAAGAAACGCACACTACCAAGAACAAAATCAGGCAAAGAAGCTCTTTAAAGAATATGTTAAAAAATATCTTGAAGACTCTGAACAAATTGATGTTAAATTTGAAAAGCCTGTAGATGTTACAGCGAAGTTATACAAACAAAGTAACAGAAGGTCAGACAAACATAACTTTATCTCTGTAAGTACAAAGTATCTTTATGATGCCTTGACAGAACTTGGAGTTTTGGTGGATGACAACGACTCGTTCATAAAGATCGAAGTGTTAGAGGAAACTGAGGTTGATAAAGAGAACCCTCGCGTTTCATATACGTTTACAGAAAGAGGATAAATATGACTGCAAATGAAAAGATTGTTTCAGAACTAAGAGTTAAGGGTTATAGTCAGAGAGCTATTTCCAAACTGACAGGTATTCCAAAATCAACTGTTGGAGATATTTGTAAAAGACTCTTGACAAAGAAGAATGAACCTAAAGCTAAGATTCTGGTTCTTGACATTGAAACTGCACCAACTCTAGCTTGGGTTTGGAAACGTTTCAAGGAGAATATTGGGCAAAACCAAGTAATGCAAGAAGGTTATGTCTTGACTTGGGCTGCTAAATGGCTTGGAGAGGATACCGTAGCTTCAGACTCATTGCATTACTATCCTGAGAACCTTATGGCAGAAGATGATCAGCCTTTGATTGCCTCTATCTATGAAATGCTTGAAGAAGCTGATATTGTTATCGCTCACAATGGAGATAGGTTCGACCTTCCAACATTGAATGCTAGGATGGTCTACCACGGCTTTACACCGCCAAAACCATACAAGACTGTAGATACCTTGAAGATTCTGAAAAACAAGTTCAGGTTCCCTTCAAACCGTCTTGACAGTGTTTGTGAGTACCTGAATATCGGTAACAAAGTAGATACAGGCGGCTTCAGCCTTTGGGCAAGGTGTATGAATAAGGAAGCCAAAGCTTTCGAGGAAATGCTTGACTATAATGTGTACGATGTTGTTTTACTTGAAAAACTTTACAAGAAGATTGCTCCGTGGTATTCTACACACGTAAACGTAGCAAACTACTCAGCTTCTAGTGAAAAGGCTTGTACTGTATGTGCATCCACTAATCTTGAGAAGAATGGTACAGTTTCTACCAACCTATCAGTTTTTGATGCATATCAGTGTAAAGAATGTGGACACTGGAACAGAGGTAGAGTAAACTTGAAAAGTAAAGAAGAAATGTCCAACACCCTAACAAACGTAGCAGGAGGTTAAATGTCAACACCCTATAGTAAAATTCATTTGTTGAATGTTCTGATTGGTCACGAAGTACCTAAACCGGATACAGAGGAATTCTGGAACTATGTTCGTAATCAGACTGAGCTTGTGCTTGAGGAATCTCAAGAAGCTCACGATGAAGCTATCGATCAGAACCTTGAAAAGTACATTAGCGAGGTAGCCGATATTATGGTTACCGCTATTGGTCTCTATCAAAAGCTTCAGCTTGCAGGAGTCCCTATTGACAAAGTTCTTGATCGTGTTTGCGATAAGAACCTTGAGAAGTTCCACAAGACCGCAGAAGAAGCTAACGAGACCGTACAGTTCTATACAGAAAAATCTGTCGAGACCTTTGTACGCTTGACTGTTCTTGAGGATGGTTCAGAATACTACGCTGTTATTCGAAAGTCCGATGGTAAGATGTTGAAACCAAAAGGTTTTGAAAAAGCAACGTTCGGTGATATTATGGAAGAAATTGCAGAGAACGTTAAGAATTGGGAGGATTCAGCTAGTGAAACGTAAGATTGTACTCCTAAATGCTCCTAAAGGTGCTGGCAAGGATACAATTGGAAGATGTTTGAAGAATATCACTGGTTGTGAGTTGAGGGCTTTTAAAACGGCCCTCTACGAATGCTCCTTCCCACTGAGCAGGTGTGAGAAATACTCCGAGTTCTTAGAGTATTGTAATAACAGAGACTTGAAAGAAAAACCTAGTGAGTTATTCTACGGAATGAGCCCTAGAGGCTTTCTAATCCATGTAAGTGAAGATGTTATTAAGCCAAATTTTGGTGAGACCTTCTTCGGTAAGAAGTCAGCACAATCTATTAACGTAGGTGATTTTGAACGTGGTGTTGTGTTCACTGACTCAGGTTTTGTTGAAGAAGCTACCCCTATCGCAGATAAGTTTGGTAGGGAAAACGTCTACATTGTCCAATTTGTAGGACAAGGTTCAGAAAACTTTGAAGGTGACAGTCGGGAATTTATTGAAGTGTCGGGAACTAAATTGATTAAAATGGTTCACAAGAACGAAGACATTATTCCCGAAAACTTTGCAAGATTGATTTTACAGGAGATTAACAAATATGGTGAAAATTGAAGGTAAAGGTGGTATTTCAGCGACTATTGTAGCAGACAGTGTTTCACCTTCTGGAAAAAGAATAACGACATTTGAATTAGATTACCCAAGGTTTTGCCACAGCGAATTCATGACGCACCGGCTATTCAGTCGTAATGCTGCAAGTAGTCGTGCAATTCCTGTACCCAAAATGATTGAGCATATTAAGAATAACACCGCAATGCCTATTCATTGGGGCGCTCACCAGAAAGGTATGCAGGCTGATAATGAGTGTAATAATTTTGTCGCAGAGTATGGAGTTGAATTCAGCAGAGAAGATTGGTGGGATATGGCTAGGGATATGGCTATAGCTTACGCTGACAGATTCCATGAAGCAGGCTATCACAAACAAATCGTTAACCGACTACTAGAACCTTTCCAGTTCATTAAAGTAGTCTGTACAGCTACCGAGTACGATAACTTTTTCTGGCTGCGTAATCATAAAGATGCTCAACCAGAGATTAAAGAGCTTGCTGCTTGTATGTGGGAAGCTAGGGAGAAGTCTAAACCTAATCTGATTTTTAATGGGGAGTGGCATTTGCCTTACGTAAGTTTAGGTAGAGATTTTGTAGGTCAGTCGTATTATTTCTTACATGAACAGCAGGAAAATGGTCAGCAATTTGAGAAACATCTATCTTTAGAGGACGCAATCAAAGTCTCAGCCTCATGTTGCGCTCAAGTAAGTTATCGTCTGACTGACAATAGTGTTGAGAAGGCATTGAAGATTTATCAAATGCTTGTTGAAAGTAAGCCTGTACATGCTTCACCGTTTGAGCATCAAGCTTATCCGATGGATGATGAGACTGACCTTGACAGTATGGGTGTGTCAGGTTATAATAAAAGATTAGGATATTTCTCTGGTAATTTCTTCGGATGGGTACAGCATCGTCAGCTTATTGATGAACATACTTGTTGGGACTATGAGCCAGAGTAAGAAACACTCTATTATAGAACAGATACTTAATACAACTTCAGGCTGGCTGCTATCGCTGCTGGTCTGGAGTTTTTTAATCGCTCCAATATATAATGTAGATACCACGTTTCAGGAGAATATGGGAATAACAATCATTTTCACTTTCATTTCCATTATTCGTGGGTATATTTGGAGACGACTTTTCAACAGAATTACGGAGAAACAAAATACATGAACTTTATGTACCTAAGCTTTTCAGATTTGCAACTACTTGATGATTGGGTTGAACCTCAACCTGAACCTACTCAGTTTGCTAAGATTCTCTATACAAATGGTGTCGATATTACAAGACCTTATGAAATCGTTAAGTGTCAACACAGGAATCTTAGAAATCAAGTAGTTGATTGTTATCGTGTAGAAGGTAGTGAACGCACTGATTTTGAATGGAGACGTACTGGCGCAGCTTCTATCAATGCTTATCTATACTCTACTGACGATATATTTATGAAAGAGGATATGAGACGTATGAGTAGACGTTCTGAATCCGATTATATTGAGAAAATTAAAAACGCATTTGACGGAGAATAATAAATTGTTAGCAAAAGATATGATGGCCGAGTCAAAATTCTTTATGGGATACTCTCGTTGGCTCGAAAATGAAAACAGATATGAAACTTGGGAAGAAGCTGTAGAGCGTGTCATGAACATGCATAGAGAGAAATATGCAGATGTAATGACACCAGAACTTGAAGCTCTTATTCAATATGCAGAAGATGCTTATAAAGAAAAGAGAGTGCTAGGCGCACAGAGAGCTTTACAATTTGGCGGTGAACAGATATTTAAACACGTTGCTAGAATGTACAACTGTGTTTCTACTCATATCAACCGCCCTGAAGCTTTTCAAGAAACTATGTATCTACTACTTTGTGGTGCCGGTGTAGGTTTCTCAGTACAGAAACACCATATTGATAAACTTCCCGGTATCGTAAAAAGATACGATAAGAAATCTAAAGTGTTTGTTGTTCCAGACACTATTGAGGGTTGGGCAGATGCCTTTGGAGTTCTTCTATCTTCTTACTACGAAGATAACGCTCCCTTCCCCGAATATAAAGGCTGTCACGTAGCTTTTGACTTTACAAAGATCAGACCTAAAGGTTCTGAGATAAGTGGTGGTTTTAAAGCTCCGGGGCCAGATGGGTTAAGACAATCTTTACAGAAATGTGAAGACCTTTTAAACAGAGAGATTGCAAATGGCGAAACTAAAATCAGACCTATTGTGGCTTATGATTTCATCATGCACATGGCTGACGCTGTACTCTCCGGTGGTGTAAGACGTTCTGCAACCATCTGTTTGTTCAGCAAAGATGACGAAGATATGCTTAACGCTAAAACTGGTAGTTGGTTTGTTGATAACCCTCAACGTGGTCGATCAAACAACTCAGTAATGCTTCTAAGAGACGAGCTTACCAGAGAAGAATGGGCGCATATCATGGAGTCGGTTAAGCAAGTAGGTGAACCCGGCTTTATCTTTACTGACAACCTTGAGTTTACTTTCAATCCTTGCGTTAGCCACTAACAGGCGCAAGTAAAACCTTCTCTGATTGACTTGGAAGCCGAGTATAAGGCGACAGGGGGCAAGCAAGCGAAAGCTGTGCAGCCTGAGAGACTGAGCGAGAAGGGCACTATGAATCGTGTATGCGACAGTCCAGACTACGAACAGAAGTATACTTGATACTGTTTGTGGTATGCGAAATTGGTAAGCTCCCTGTGACTGAAGATGGTCGTAGCGGCTTCCAAGCATGTAACCTTTGTGAAATTTCAGGAGCTTCTTGTAATACCGTTGAGGACTTCCTGAGAGCTTGTAAGGCGGCTTCTATCCTAGGAACCCTACAGGCAGGCTATACTGACTTCAAATACCTGTCAGAAGCCTCTAGAGAGATTGTAGAGCGTGAAGCTTTGATTGGAGTCTCTATCACAGGTTGGATGAATAACCCTGAGATTCTTTTCGATAAGCAAAATATGATTGATGGAGCTAACACTGTCAATCATTGGAATAAGAAAGTAGCTGAGATGCTTGGAATAAACCAAGCTGCTAGGACTTGCTGCGTTAAGCCGAGCGGAAACGCTTCTGTTCTGCTAGGGACTTCTTCGGGTATCCATGGAGAACACTCTAAAAGATACTTCAGAAACGTTCAGATGAATGATCAAGATGACGTTCTAAGTGTTATTGAAAGTTTTAACCCGAAAATGGTTGAAAAGAGTGTTTGGTCTTCTACAGGCACAGATAAAGTAGTCAGCTTCCCAATCGAAAGTGATGAAGGTAGTATCTACAAAGAATCTCTAATGGGAGTCAAACAACTTGAATATGTTAAGCTTGCTCAACAATATTGGGTTGAATATGGAACTAATGTGGAGCTTTGTACTGACCCTAGGTTAAGACATAACGTATCCAATACTATTACTGTGGATGATTGGGATGAAGTCGAACAATACATTTATGATAACCGTGCTTGGTTTGCAGGAATCTCTTTATTGTCTGCTTTTGGTGATAAAGCTTATCCGCAAGCGCCTTTCACTGAAGTATTTACAGCGCAAGAGATTCTTGACAAGTATGGCTCAGCAGCTATGTTTGCTTCTGGTCTTATTGTTGATGGTCTTCACGCTTTCAATGGTAATCTTTGGACAGCTTGTGACACTGTTTGCGGTTGGGGTATGGAGCTTGATGCAGAGAATTCTGATCACCTTCTTATGAGGGATTGGGTACGCAGAGCTAAAAAGTTTGCTAAAAACTACTTTGACGGTAACGCTATTGAAATGACAAACTGCTTGAAAGATTGTTATAACCTGCATAAATGGGAAACAATCACTAGAAACTTGGAAAAAGTAGATTTTACTCAAGAACTAGGAGAGAAGAAGTTTGTAGAGGTCGATACTATGGGAGCGGTAGCCTGTGCAGGGGGTGCTTGTAGCGTTGAGTTCTAAGATAGACCAAGCTGTTGAGATGTATCTTAAAGGATTTAGTGTTACAGAAGCGAGGGGAGTTTCTTCCCCTCCTTTAACCACTTATATCTTCTATAAAGCACTTAAAGAGCGTGGAATCGAGTTACGAGGTAGGTTATCCAGAAGAAGTGAAGTACCTGAAAACTCAACACTACAATGTAAAAAGTGTGGCAAGATAAAAGGAACAAAATGTTTTA